AGAAGCGTTTATGGTGTTACCAATAAATGTAAAAAATCAAGTAACTGGCTTTTTATTGGTGCAATGGTGTAGTTCTATAAAAACAGAAGAAATAGACAAAGAGCTTGTAGTTAAAGAAATTGGAAAAATTCGTAACCTAGTAGCCATACAGCTAGGTTTACAGAAACACTAAATACCTTTATGAATACAAAATTACCAAAATTATGCGAAGGTTGTGGCTGCGATCAACAAGAAAAGTTATCTAAACTTAAGAGTCAAATAAAAGCCAAGTATCTTGGTAGTGTTGATTCTGAAGAACAATCAAATACTCCTGTTACCGAATACGTAAATTCTATTATTGATGTAAATTTATCCAGTTTGGTTGGAAAAAAGGCATTAATAGAGTCTAATGATGGTATATTTTTTGGTACTTTTGGTTTCTTTAAAGATAAAATGGCTCTATATGAAGGAGATTTTGTTAAAAAGACCTTTATTTCTGAAAATATAATTAAATTTATTTGTGAAGGTAGTAAGTTTGTTAAGAGAGATGTTGGAAGTGTGATTTCCACTAAAAATGACAAAAATCCTCATGACGAAAAGAAAAGAAAACATGACCATACCATTAAAGATAATAGCCGTGGTGAATTGATTCATGAAGAAATTCATAAGCGTGGAGACAATTTTGTTGTTACTACAAAAGGTGGTGAGCGAGTATTAGGCACACATCCAACTAAAGAAAAGGCACTAAAACAATTAGCTGCTGTTGAAATTAGCAAGCGTAGTGTAAATGAAGATTTTGCTGTTTTACTTCGAGATCGTTTGAAATCTAAGTTTTTTGGTCAGCTTCAAGAAGAAGTAGTAAACCAAGAAAATGAATTTACTATGACGGAAGCAGAAATAGCAAAACGAGATAGAATGGCAGATGCCATGATGAATAGTTCAAATTTTAATCCAAAGTTAAAGGGTAAAGATACCAAGGAAAATGCTGCTCATCGTATTGCCACATTTAAAGTGATGGGTGGTGGTAGAAAAGATAGTGGTTATGAACCAGGTTTATTCTCTGGCGGAAGAGATGAAAGTGCTCCTAAACGAACTAGAAGCCAAAGGCGTGATGATGCTCGTATAATAATGGGCGACAAGTCTCAAGAGAAATCTGATAAAAAGGTTTTAAAGTCTACTCGAAAGAAAATTCCAAACACTAACCGAACAACTGGTCTTTCTGGATCTAGCAAGAATGTTCCCAAGAATCGTCGAAAAGCAGCAAAGCAAAAGGCTAGTCGCAAGACAGTTACTGACCGCAAAACCTTTGCCAACCTTAAAGGCTCAGATAAATTATCTTTAGCTGCGTATCGAAAGAGGCGACTTGCCAGGAATTTGAAATCTAGTAGATATTCTGTCAGTAAATAATTCCGTATAAATACAAAGGAGACAAAAATGAAAAAGTACAAAGATTTACGATTACAATTAAACGAAGGCGAAAATACCGAAGGCGGAGCTCTTGGCGGATACCCAGCACAGAGTGTTCGATCTGCGACATCTGATTACGGCGTTCACCGCATTGAAAGCACAGAACAAGTTCAAAGAATTCAGGCTTTCTTGAGCGCATTCACTGGTCGTGAGTACCTGGAGCCTCGTGCAGCTTTGTCTTTGATGCGAGTCAAGATCAACTTGGCTGGTTTAGACTTTGAGTTTAACGGTAAGACTCCAATCAATGTTGGCGTTGTGAACTACCTGAAGCTGACTCGCTTTGGTGGCACGTTTGGTACCACACCAACACACAATCTGATGAAGGACGGCTTCAAGGTAACCGATGGCGTGGAAGATACGCTTGACGGAGACCATTTGGCTATTGCTCTTCGTGTAGACGAAGCACCGTCTGGACTGTACAAGATGACTGCTAGTGTTATGCGATACTCTGGAGACAGTCCAGAACAAGGTCAACGCACTCCTGCTGCTATTGATACTCCTTTGGATGCTTCTGGACTTAATAACCAAAAATAAATTATGCTTTATGAACCTCTGAGTGAAGACAATTTTTTGTTGTATTCGATTAAAATGTATGATAATCCCAATTGTATTGGTATTTCAGAGTTTTATGACGATCTCAACAGAATCAAGTACATTAAGAGGTTGTTCAACAAGTATGATTTAAAGAAGACACTCAAGGATCGTTTACTGCTTAATCACATAATGATACTTAATAATGTGTTTGGAGTTGAAGCTTGCTCACGAATTCTTTTCTTTAAGACTGAACCCAGATATCATTCCTACCTAAAAACATTTCTATACTTTCTTCAAATCCTACCTAAAAGAGTGCCAGAAGTTAAATTAGAGGATATTCCGTTAGATCACCGAATAATGAAAGTGTTAAAAGAAATCACATGAATGCAAGTAAACTCTCTCAAATAATTACCAGCTTTACTCTGTATAAGTTTGTGGATGCCCTGACTACTCCATTCACCAGACTTGGTGCCTACAGTCTAGGCATTATTGATGCGAATGGCAGGCAACTAAAAGATCTTGGCAGTTTAACACCAAGAGAACTGCAACAGTTTACTCCGTTTGATCAGTTGATTGTGGCTTTAAAAAGAATTATTGTGAAAGTTCCTGATCCTTATGTTCGTGCTCATCTTACCAATGTGCCTGCCGCTCTTGCCCTGTTCACAGAAGAATGTGTGAAGGCTGGTGGTAATGGTGCCATGTTCCTGAAGGGAGCAATGCGTGAACTAGAGGCTTGTGGTGTTTTACAGGAAGACGGAGAAGCAGCCGTTGCTGCTCCTATTGCCAACAGCGTAGCCGCAGGTGGCATAGCTGGAATGAAGCCTGATGACATTGGAGTGCCTGTTTCCGTTCAAAAACGCATACAACAGAGTGCAGGACGACATATGGCACGTAGAAAGAAGAATAGCCTAAATACTACAGGAGAATCAAATGATACCAACTGAACTAATTTCACTCATTGGTGGCGGATTCACTGGATTCCTTTTTCGTTACATGGCTCAGAAGAGTCAGGACCAAAAAGAGATGTTTAACCAACTCATGGCTGCTAACAAGCAGACCACCGAGAATCAAGATAAAGCCGTGCAGCGTGTCTCAGTGGATGCTGGACGTGTTGTGCGTCAAGTTATTGTGTTGGGAGTTCTGTTTGCCACACTACTTGCTCCGTTCATACTGCCGTTCTTTGGCACACCAACATTTGTGGAAGTTGATGCAACCACACCAGAGGGACTGTTTGGTTTGATTCCTTCTTCTACCAGAAAATTCTTTGTGGAAATCAATGGGTATTTGTTTACTAGTGAAAATCGTCAGATCTTACTTTCAATCGTAGGATTCTATTTTGGATCAGCTGCAGCCAGCAATAAATCTTAAGGATATTATATGAAATATATTACAAAAGCTCGTTTAGTATTGGCGTTGACAATTTTTTGTTTTTTTACTGCTTGCAACACAACTCCTGTGATCATTCCTGATATTTCCACCAATGCGGCACAACACGCAGATAATATTTCTCAACGAAATGGTTGGGGATGGATTTTGTGGTATCTTCCTGTGCTGTTCTTGGCAGTAGCATGGGGATGGACTGTACTGGTTAAACGAAAAAGAATTAATGCAGATTCATGAAATCTTTTCTAGAATATCTAACCGAAGAAAAGGATGCTTGTTACCGAAAGGTAATGGCATCTTACGGTAAATGGAGTGCCAGAGCAGCACAAGCCACTGCTAAGTGTCGCAAATCAAAGGGTGATGTTCGCAAAACTAAAAGTGGAGCAAACCTTAAACGATGGGGAGCAGAAAAGTGGAAAGACACTAAATCGGGTAAAGCTTGCGGTGCGGGTGGAAAAAACGAGTACTGCAGACCAACTAAACGAGTGAGTTCTAGTACTCCAAAGACAACAGGAGAGATGAGTGCTGCCGAACTAAAAAGTAAGAAGGCAGAAAAGTCACGAGTAGGAATGAATGGAGCATTTGGAAACAAGGTAACACCAGCATGAAATCATTTCGAGAATATCTAACCGAAGCTTGTTGGAGTGGATATAAGGCTGTAGGCAAAAAACGAAAAGGTAAACGTCAAGTTCCTAACTGTGTGCCTGTAAACGAAACTGCGGCATGGACACGCAAAGAAGGAAAGAATCCTACAGGTGGTCTGAATGCAGCGGGTGTTGCTTCTTATAGAAAAGAAAATCCTGGAAGTAAATTAAAGATGGCAGTAACAACACCTCCTTCAAAATTAAAAAAAGGATCTAAAGCAGCAAAAAGAAGAAAATCTTTTTGTGCCAGAATGGGCGGAATGCCTGGAGCCATGAAAAAACCAAATGGAGAGCCTACTCGTAAAGCCCTGGCTCTTCGCAAGTGGAATTGCTAAAACACTAAATACAGTATAACCAAAGGAATAAAATGAACTCAATGTTTCTATCTTTTTTAAAGAGTATGCAAACCAAAAGCCAAGACGCACAGAACCCAGGACTCTGGGTGAACGGCAATCGTATGCCTATGCAAGAAGGAAAAGGCAATATGGATAAGGAAAAGGTAATAGATCCAATGGGTACTGGACTAGATGGTTTAGCTGCATCTACTACAGGAGCAGCAGCCAGATCAATCAACCCATGGTCAAAAGTGTCCAGCAACGCTACAACACGACAAGTTTGGAATGCTAATTCTAGTAATAGAAATCCAGCTAGAGTAAATGTTGAAAACTTATACAGAGAAGATGCTAGAATGAATCCATCAGGTAGTCCTAATATTTATAATCCATTAACTAATGTGGCAGATGCAGAAATAGAACTTATGGCTAGGCAAATTACAAGAGGTAATCTTGGTAGTGGCGGTGGTAGAGCTCCTGGAGCAATGCAGCCTGAACCGATGCAAGAAAACACAAATAGATCTATGTTCTTGACACATCTTCAGGGTATGCAAACCAAGAGCCAAGGGGCACAAAACCCAGGTCTTTGGGTGAACGGCAATCGTAAGATCAACCCAAACTTTTAAGTTTCGTATACAGACTCTTACAAATATAATAAGAATCGACGATGTCGGAAACTGGGTTTCCGACATCTTTCTTGTCTGGACTAATAGTTCCCTTCAGATCTATTCCAGTCTCCATTAGAAATGCCTGATACATCTCTTCTTTGTTTGCGTTGCCCTTGCCAGCAGCTTGTTTTTTTACCGCACTCGGAGGAATCACTTCTACTGGAATACTTAGTTGATGCAGACGATATTTGAGAACGCCAGTGTTCTCTGCAATATGAAACACTTTACCCTTTGCGCCGTATGCATACCCTTCCAGGGCTATCTGGTCGCATCCTATGCACATCTGTAGTGCCCAGTCTGATATGCTTTCGAATCTGGCAAAATCAGAGTTCCAGTCATCAAACGGATCTCCACGAATATTGGTCAGGAATAATTTTTGATTTTTCTTTACATCACTCAGAAAGTAGAATGAACATCTCTGAAACTTGAAAGGCTCTGTGGAGTTAAACACACAGATGCTTGGACTCGTCATGGAATAATCTATACCTGCGATAATCACAAAGGTATTTAGGAGTATAAATAGGGTATATGAAAAGCTTTATTGAATTTTTAATGGAAGAAGTGGTAGACTTTTATCATCGAACAGACCCAACGAGTGCTTTAAATATTCAAAAAAATGGTGTTAGAGCTTCAGGATTAAGTGTTTTTTTAAATCCAAAACAAGCAGCTGATTATGAAGGAGCAAAATCTAATGATTTTGTTCCTAAAGGATCACCAACAATAACAGGAAAAGTTTCGACTAGTCAAATGATACCTGATATGGAAATGCACCCAGGAGCATTTAATAAGGTGTACGCAAACATATCTAAAATGGATAGACCGCCATCGTTAAGTAGGACTTCACAAACAGCAAGCGGAAATTTTCAATATAATATACCTGGAATAAGACGTAACCCAGAAACAGGTAAAGTAGAGCCTGGTTACAGTATAGTATATTCTAGTGATGGTCAAACATATCGTAAAGCTCACGAGACAGACCTTAATGATTCACGCCAGCATCCATATATTGATACTCGTTCTCAAACTCTAGTTGGTCCAAATGAAACAAGAGTATTACCTGTAGATAAACCAATAAAAATTGGTGGTCCTACAAATCAAGGTGAGCATGGTTTTAAAGAAGCAGGAGATCTAGATAAAATTACTTCTAAATCTGGTCCAGAATCAAAAAAGAAAATAACAAAAGAATTTTTACAATCGCCAGCACCAAATAAAGCATTGAGAACTACAAGTAATGTACAAGATATAAAAATAGTTTCACCAGAATCTATTCCACATAAACCTGGACTTGCTGGAAAACTTGGAATTGCTGGAGCAGCTTTAGGACTAGCCACAGGAGCTAGTGCAGCGGATTTAGTGCATGGTCTAAATCCTTTAAGTGTTCTTGATGGTGGTTCTTTGGGTACAGATGATGTGTTAAAGAACGATGAAGATAAGGAATCTGATTATGATCCTGCTCGTTATTTAAAACCCAAACACTCTAGCCAGAATAATACCAAGTAAAAAACTACAGGCTGCAACTAGACCTCGTTGAACCCTACTCATTGATCTTCTCCATTTGTCTGATCCAAGGAACGTACAGGTCTACTCGTGCAGCAATCTGATCCACCACAGAGTACTCCATAATCATAAGTGCAGATATTACTCCTGTAAGTTTGCCGCCGTCTTCAAATACTGCACCTCCAGAATCACCAAGCCAGATGTTTCCTTTGTGTGCAAGAAAACGAATATAGGTTGGTTGCTCCACAATGGTTCCGTAATACCAGAATGTGTGTTCATTACTAATTTTTTTAATTTTATGAGAGAAGCCAACTGTTGTTAATAGCTCTCCTCGCTTTAAATCTTGAGGATCTGTCTGTAACTCTGCAGGAGTTTCCAGACACGCCTCCTCTAAGAAAAGTAAACCGATATCATTTTTTCCGTAATTCTCTTCCGAGTAGTCTGGGTGCATTACAGATTTTTTAATTTTGTAGCACTGGTTATTTGTTCGGAAATATTCTAATTCAGAATCTTTAATTACGTGTGCTGCAGTAACCACAACTTTAGGAGCAATCAATGTTCCACTACCAATGAACTGACTATTAGTGACTAATATTTCTCCAACACATTTATAGGTATCTACACAGTCCTCAGTTACTACTGTGAAACCTGGATAATTGTCTACCTCTAGAAAGTCATCAATCACAGTTGCTGGACTAGGAAGATTGATTTTAGGTAGTACAGGCTTTGCTTCTTTGTGCTTCAAGAGGAGCACCACGAAGACTACTGCGAAACTTATTGCAGCAAGCCTGAGGTATTTCATACATTAGTATGTATACAGGTAAAGTTAAAAAAGCCTAAATAAAGTAGAAAAAAGGAACCCTTTATGCAAAAACCAGTAAACAGTGAAATTGATTTGATCAGAGCGATTTATACCAGAAGTAACGATTTATTGCTAGAGGCTAAGGCTAAGAAGTTGACTCCTAAAGAACCTGATTTGTATAGTGGAGTTGCTGCGCCTGTTGCGCCTGTGGTTGCTGCGCCTGCGCCTGCTGTTGCATCTAAGACTACCAAAAGTAAGTCTAAATCTACAGCTAAAGCCAAACCTGCAGTTTCTGAGCCAATGACAGACACAACTACTGAGAGAGTAAATATCGATCCTATGACTAAAAAACAAGGAAATGCCGTATTTGCCAAACCAAAGGCATCAGTTTCTCCTGCTATCTCCTCAATTCCGATGAGTTCAACTATTTCTACTACTTCAACAAAATATGGCGATTCAAATGTGGCAACACCAGGGTCTTCAAATCCTAAAGATTTGAATAAAGATGGATCTGTTACTCCAACAGAAATGAAAGTAGTGCCATCACAAGCTTATATGATTGGTCAAGGATTAGGTTTACTTGGTCGCACAGTAAAAAATGCTGTTAATAGTCCAAAGGTAATATCTGGTGTTCTTGGTGCTGGCATATTAGCTGCAGGTATTTTGGGCAGAAATATTGGCATGAATCAGCAAATGCCAGCTAATAAATCAGTTACTCCAATTACTGCACAATCGGATACACCGCCTACTAGTTCATCCTTTGAAGCTCCACCAGATCCAGGACAACGTAAATGGACTCCGTATAATTATTTCACAGATCCAAAAAGAGTTGCTCCTATTAACGAACAACAAGAAATTACTGAATATTATCGCCAAGTATTGGCACAGAAATTAATGGAACAAGAACACTGGGGTATGGATAAAGTTAATCGTGCAATACAAGCAGGCGAGATTGATCCTACCTCATATGCTTCAGGCAGAAAAGGCATGGAACATATGTATTCGGCACTTGAAGGCGGAACCATAAGTGCACCCGAAGGCAAAGAGAAAGGTGGCGGTCAAAGAAAAGATGTAACTCTTGATACCACAGCAAAAATTAATGTACCTGCTGGTCAAAAAATATTTCCAAATAGTCGTTCAGCACAAGCAAGTCTTCACATGATTATGAGAAGTATGGGAAATATTCATAGTTCACAACCTTCAGTTGGTGGTGAAAAATTCCATCCTGCTCTTGCAGGAACAGTTCCTCATGACCCAAACACTCATGGTGCTCTGAATCAATTGGATCCGTCAACAATTGCTCATACTCAAAATCTCAAAAAAACTTGGAAAGAACAATAATTTAATTAGTTAGATCAACTAGTTCACACTTATCGCCAGTACACGCAAATGTCTGTGTACCCGTAGTCGTGTCTACCTTTTCATAGTTCTTGAGTTCTGACCAGTCCACATTGGTAGGAATCTTTAGCAGCAAAGCTTCGTATTCTTCCTTGGTACAGTCTTGGTATGGTGCCTGACGATACGAATGGTCGCTGTGTGGCAAGAAACTAATACCACTAACTTCATCGAAGTGCTTATATACCCAGGCACCAACTTCCATCCACTCTTCTTCACGAACCGTTACTGTGATAGACGGCTTGTGTTCACACCAATACTTTTGATACGTCAACCACAACTCTAGATGATCCAGAGCAGACATATCATTGCGTGTCACTGATCCTACCGCTTTCATGGGAAACGAAAATACCATAACATGATCAGGCTTGGTTACGTCAGGCTCTGCAGGAAAACCCTTATCCGTCATCATCTGGCATAGAGGATCCTTGCGATCTGCACGAACAGTACGAACATAATATTCGTTGTGACGAGCATGAATACCGCTGGCTGCGTCAACAAGTTGTGACACTGTTCCACTTGGCTTCACGCAGGTAATAGCAGCCGCTGCATTAATACCTAACTTCTTTGCCCATTCCGCATTTGTTGTTATTGCAACCTTCTTAAGGTCGGTAAGCAATGAGGCAATATCATCCTGAGATTCGCCACGCATAATATGATTATCTAAAATACCTGTAAGGGATACTCCCAACAGGGCTTCTTCTTCACAATTTTTTGTAAATTCGCTAGACAGATATGGGAAGTGTGTCAGGGACGCTTGCCATGTACCAAGAATAGCGGCAAGACGACACTTGCGTGTCAAAGACTCAATAGTGTCGTCTGCACGAACAACCACCTCTGTAAGATTACAGAATTGTCGGTCACGAAGAATGATTTCACTGCATGGATTTGTTCCAAACTCGTAACTGGCATCACGACGATCTCCTAATCCCTCTGTTTGCTTCTGGGCAGCGGCACGATTGAAAATACCTCGCTCACCACTCTTGCTCTTGTACAGGGAAACCCATTCCTCCATGAAGGTACCAATCTCTGGTCGTTCATTATACACTACGCTATTATTCGCAAGTGCCCGTTGTGGGTTGGCTTCCCACCATGCTCCAGTTTTTGCATCACGCATACGTTCATCGGTGAGGTTTGATAAACTGATAAGAGCAGATCGACGCACTCCTCCCACCACCACAACCTCCGCAACCTTACAGACAATATCATGGCATTCGATACTTGTGAGTTTGCGTCCAGCGGCACGTTTAAAAGTATCCACAGTGAACCTAAAGAGATCAACCAATGGTTGAGGTCCACTGGCTCTACCTCCGAAAGTTTTAAGCCTTGCCCCATGAGCCCGTACCTTAGAGACATCCCATTTTGGAACTTGACCTCCAATAAGTAGGGACACCAATTCCTTGTAAGCCTTAGCCCAACCAGCCTTTGAATCCTGTACAATAATTGTAGTGTCCGAATCAGTAAACTGCTCTGCAATTGTTGGTAATTTTTCAACGTATTGCCTTTCTACGGAGAATCCAACTCCTGTGCCACACATTAAAATATATAAAATTTCATCAAATGCTCGTACTCGATTAACAGCCACATACGAACAGTTGTATCCTGCCGTATGGTCTCGCTCTAGTGCTTCTCCTGCAGTCATCAGGGAGCGCATGGAAGGCATGATCTCTAGATTAAGAATTGCTTGGCGTAACTCTTCTCTTGTTGCCTTGTCCAACTTACATTTAGTGTTTTCCTTGAGATGACCGTCAAAGAAATGGAAGTAACGATTAACGGTTTCTTCCCAGCTCTCACGACGATTCTCCTCTTCTAGCCAGCGGCTGTAACGAGAAAGGTGAATGAATTGTTGAAATTGTGTTGGTAAATGCATGATAAGTTTCCTTTTAATTTATAAATTATTTAGTAAGAACATTCCAAGAGTTAGTAAACAATGGTTCAATTATTTCTCCAATAGCAGAAGCGTATTGTTGAACTTCCCATTGTGCGTGAGCATCTGATCGTTGTTTAAATATACGAGCAAATGCAGAGAGTGATCCAGTCCACCACCATTCAGTATACGTACTTTGTGGAAGTATGGCACGTGCTTGTTCTGGTGCCACTCCATTCTGTAACAAATACTTGTAAGTTTCTATTGCCTTTTCAATTATACCTTCACTAATCTGATCCAATTCAATAGCCAATGCTGGATCAACAAAGTCATAACTTCCTTGCTTTGCACCATTGATTGGAGCATTTCTCCAAACAGGAGTATAGAATTCTGGAGTGTCAGTGACATATCGTCGTGACATCTCATTCTCCACCATTCCCACTTTGTGCTTGAACAATTGTGTTCTTACAAAGATAGGTGCCTTGACTCTTAGTGTGATTTGAGGATGTGCGAATGGTGTCCAGTGCTGATGCTTTGCCAGATAATTAATTAGTTTTATATCTTTATCGGCAAGAGTGTCTTCATCAACCGACCAGTCACTTTCTTTATTGAATGATACACGAGCAGCATTGACCACAGTCAAGTCACTCCCCATATGCTCTACATACTCAACGTGTCCATAGTCTAAAATATTAATCTTCGTCTTCTTCATTTTCCTCATCCTCAAAATCTTCTTCGTTCTCTTCTTCAACATCCTCTAGGTCATCTATGTCTTCAAGATCAATCTCGAAATTTGTTACATCAACTCCTGTGTGATCTTTGGCATACGAATGAGCCTTTTCAAACAATTTCGGATCTGTTTCCTTTACGTATTCTATTAAAAGAAAACAAAAAATTAAAATCATATTTTCTGATTCAAAATCTATTTTTCTCATATCTTTTTCCAGTTATTGAATTTGATTTTGCCAGACAGACCAGACACGGTATTTTCTTTAATCGTTTTTATTAATTCTTTTTCCGTCATACCAGCCATGATCATGTCGTTCAGATCCTTATGCTTGATGTGGTCGGGCCAAACACAAACCTTCTTGTCTTGATCTAATAGTTTTCCTATTGTTAGCACTACTGCCTCGTTCCTTGGTTCATTATCTATAAGGTATACAAGAGATCTAGATTTCAAATGACTGGGAACATTTAAGGCATCACTAAGACCAATCATGGCAACACAATTAGGAATGAATAGAGAATCTAGTGGACCTTCTACCACATAGACGGTTCCAGTATCTACACGATCCAGACCAAACCATCCCTTGTGCTCTTGACCTTCGGTCTTAATGGTAATGTACCTAGCAGTCTTGCGAGCATTACGATCACCAGTAATACTAAGGGCTCTTCCTTGTGCTCCAACCAATTCACCCTTTTCATTCACGATAGGAATGACTAGACGAGAACTCTGCTCTAGTGCCTCTGCAGATTCCGAGTTAATTGTTCTTGCCCAAGTTCCAAAGTCTTCTGCATAGTACAGATACTTCCATGCGGTTCTAGGAATCTTTCTAAGTTCCACAAAGGTTCTGCACGGATGATTTGGTGGAAGTTCTGATACTGGAGGCAACTCTATCGTATACTTTTTCTTTATTTTTTTAATAGCCACTACTGGTTCTGTTTTCTTTTTTGTCTTTAGTCCGTCTCCATCCTTCCAGACTTCTAAAGAATACTCCTTACACAAAGAAGGAGAAACTTTCTCTAGAAAGCCGTACAAGTTACACGAAACTCCGCAGTTGTGGCACTTGTAGAAGTATTTATTCTTGTTAACAAAGAAGAATCCTCTAGTTTTGTTTTTATTTTTGGAGGAGTCTCCGCAGATAGGACAACGACAAGAAGCAAGAGTATCTTTCTTCCAGGCGAACTTTTCCAGGCTTGCTCCTACAAAATTAACAAACTTTTTGTCGATGTACATACTCATACCTTCCATCCTGTAAATTTGTCTGATTTCTTGAACTTGTTATTGAAACGTTGTTCATCATTATCTGGTGGACTCTGCGGATTACTATCCGACAACTGAGGCTGTTCCGACTTCGGAATATCATACAACTTCATCTTGGCTCGATTGATTCCAAGCACAAACTTACGATTAGCCACCGTGTCGTTGTACCGATTCTTTAACTGCTTAACCATGATCTGATTGATTTCATCTAGGCGTTCTGTGGCAATCAAGGCAATCATGAAGTCAGCAGTAGCAGGAAGACCAAACGATTCACTCGTATCTTCCAAACCAAAATCTGAATTACCAAACCCAACACGATTAACCTGTGTGGCTGACCAGATAGGAACGTTTCGTTCTGTGGCTAATCCTCGTAGTTCTTCTGCAATGGCTTTGATGTAGGTGTATGAGTTTACATTCGTACCCTGCTTCATTCTAGAGGATGCACAGATATTTAAATAATCTATAAAAATTACATCAGGCTTGAACTTCTTCTTGAGCCACAACTCATCCAACAGCACACGGAAATGATTCACACTGGAACTTGCAGTAGGATACTCTTTAATAATAAGTTTACCCTTGACTGTTTGCTTCATGTTATTGATTCTTTTGTCGTAGACTTCTTTGCTGAGATCACGCAGGGAATCAAGTGTGGTATCCAACAGATTTGCGTCGATGCGCTCTGCAATTCTTTCTTCTGCCATTTCACAAGTAATATAGAGAACGTTCTTGCCCTGCGAGATACAGTTAGCCGCATGATGACACAAGAACAAAGACTTACCTACTCCAGTTCCAGCCATAACAATATTAAGAGTCTTGTTTGGTGTACCACCCGCAGTAATCGTGTTCAAGTACTCTAGGTCAAACAGAACTCGTTGCTCTACCTTGTGATAGAAATCGTATCGAAGTTCCGTATCCTCTAGGTAATCGTGTCCGATATGAGTATCAAAAGACACAGACAAAGCCTTGCTCAAGATGTCAGGAATAGCCGTTTTGGTTTTATCCTTGCTCTTACCGTCAATGATGTGAATAGATTCCATGATGCCGTTGTAGAGAGCCTTTTCTTTACAAAACTTCTCGGTTTCTTCCACCAACCAATCAATGTTGTGCTTATCCGCTTCTTCTTTCTGAAACGACTCTAGCATCTCAATGCAGATATCGTAATCTGCCTGACTGATACCCTTATGCTTTTCTAGACAGATACTGATTGCCTCTTTTGAAGGACAACCGTTATACTGAATAACAAAGTCATGAATGCAGGTATACAACATCTGCACTGAGTTTCGATGAAAGTATTCCAAACTAATGAATGGAATAACTTTCTTGTAGAAGTCTTCTCGAAAGAGAAGTCCTTCTAAAAGGACATGCTCAAAATCTTTCATATTTTATTGACCGTATTTAAATTCTTTTGCTGCTGCAAGTTCTAGTTGCGTCATTACGTCTGGGGTAAAAAACTTTTCTGGATCATCGTTAATGGTCTTCTCGAAAGTCTTGTCTCCGTTAGGAAGTTCAATGCGAGTTGAGACCTTCTTAAATATACCATGCTTTAGAGCTAAGTCAAGTAATCCGTAATAAAGATTTAAGCCGCTGTCGTAATTTAGTCGAACATCAACCATTTGATTCTCTTTGGTTAGGCGACTCTTGTATAACTTGCAGTGAATAATGTTGCCAATAACCTGACCTTCCGAATCCTTGTCCTTCTTCTTTGACAAGAATACAATGGTGGATGCAGCGTACTTGAGACCTGAACCTCCGCCCATTTCCTTCATTGGAACATAGGATCCAATAACATCATAGGTATGGTTAGTCATAATAAGAGGAATTCCTGCCTTACCCAACTTCAGAGTAAGCACACGGAATGTACTCTTAATAACTTGAGCACGAGTCATGTCTCGGACTTCCTTGCCTTCTGTTGTGTCGTTGATTTCCTTGCTTGTAGACAACATTCCCAGAGAGTCAAGCACAACCATCATAGGCTTTCGCTTGGCGATATCTTGCTCTAGGTACTTGTCTGCAATAGTAATGAGTTGCTTGCGAAACTCTTCCACAGTCGCTACAGGAAAGATAGCCACACGCTTAGAGTCAATACCACGACTGATAAACATATCTGAAGTCACGGCTTGTTCTGTGTCAAAGTAAAGAACCACAGCATCTTTATTGTTCTCTAGGAATCGCTTCACCATGCCGATAGCAAAGTAGGTCTTGCCTGTGGCAGACTCGCCAGCCAAAGCAATGATCTTATTGTTGGGGATTCCGCCATAGAGGGAACCGCTCACCAAAGCATTAAATGCGTAACTGCCTGTATCAATAAAACCCTTAACATCACTGCCGTCAATACCATCTTCCACTGTGCAAGCGTATTCATTACCTGAATTTTTAATAATATCATTCAAAAAGCTCATTTTTTTCCTTTACTTTTATTTTTAAATTCTTCAACCGTTTCACAAAAACCAACAATAGTCAAACAGACAAATAATACAAAAAGAATTGTTACACAAATAAATTCCATCGTTATCATTCGAAACAACTCTCCAAGGTACTAATTTTCTCTACACTCCATTGTATCACATCTAGAATCCTTGTCAAGGGATCTTTGAAAGATTTCTCAAATTGTAGGTCTCGATTCACATACTTATCTAGGTGGAGTTCTTTGGGAATGTGTTGCATAAATGCAATTACTTGTTCTTTTCCGCTCACTATAGAGAACGGATTAGGTTCCTTCAAGTAAATAAATTTAATTTTATCTGCCTCAGCAATTTTTCTATATTTCTTCTCTAGATTATTCTTTTCCAAATAATCATTAAATAATAGGGATGCCTTCACCGCAATAGGAGTTCCCTTCTTATACACTGCCGTAGTACATTCGTATCGATCTAGACCAGACACGCTACGAGGAAACGCAATATCCTGTATGGAAGCCTTATTAAATTTATTCCTGAAATCTTCTGCAAATTCTTGAACGTCAAATTCCGTCTTATTCATAACAATACTAATAGCAGTCTTCAGTGCTGTACGCACCATTAGTGGTGTAGAACTCCTTGCCGTCTCAATACCAACAATCTTGAGTTCAGGAATCTTTAATAATACTCCGTCTTCGCCCATGATATTGTTCAGCATGTATCGTTTCTTGGCAGTCCAAATACCTTTGGTGGAAATAGACTCTCGCTTCATGTGCATCTTTTGCTTGTAGGCATTCATGGTATTGGCGAGTTCTTGATACTTGGCTTCAATATAAGGTTCAATCTTGTCTTCACAAATCTTTTGTATTACTTCAGCAATTCGTTCTTGAGACGGCATCTTGCCACCAAACACCTTCTGGACCACTTTGTCAAGACACAGGTAGATGGAATCGGTATCTGATGCTGCCACATAGTCTTTTCCTGTGGTACCAACCATTTTGTTGACAAACTCGTTCAGGGCTTTCTCGATCCAACGAATACTTAACTGCCCAGAAATGGTGATTGCTTCTGCGATATCTAGATCGTAGTAGCGGAACCATCGGTTTCCAATGGCACCGTAAGCGGAATTAAGTTGAATCTTGCGACACAACTGAAAATTATTATACTTGGAGATCTTGTACTCTAGAAGTTCTCGTTCCTTCTTGGTTGCCGTACTAGGCAGATTTTTAAGTTCTGCCTTGCAGTCCAACATCTTTTCCTTGTACATCTTTCGCTCTGAATACATGGTTTCCATCAGTTCAGGAAGAAAGCCTTGCTTCTCTCTTTTGAAATAGATGCCGTTAGAAGTAATGGCAATGTTATTTTCTTTGGCAAATTTCTGGTGATCTTCTAGACGAATAAAATTTGTTTGTGCATCATAGGATTCTGGGTGCAAAATGTCTTCAGGCTTCAGGGTATTTCGTTTACCCATCTTGTGCTTGGTTTCTGGAGACATATTATAATTAATAATTAAGTGAGGATACAGACTGTCCAAATCGAATGCCACAACCCATTCATGCAAGCCCACCATAGGTTCTTTAACATACGCTCCCTGAAACTGAGTGTCTTGTTCTTCTCCTGAAACCTTTAGAGGAATTGCAATCTTTTTATCGTTCAGATGGTGGTAGATAATAGAATCCCAAGTCTTAACCTGAGAAAAGATGTCCATGAAATTAACCTTGGCGTTATATGCCATAGCCACAACCAGTTCCATTAATTTCAACTTCTTGTCGAGTCGCTGCACCAGCACAACGTCTTGATTGTTGTACTCCATGAACTTCTGCCAGTCCTTGGTGTAGAAGTCCTTGATGCCGTCATACTCTTCGTAATTAGTCTTGGCTTCTCCCAGTTCCACGCTGGCAATATTGTTCAGGCTGTACGACTCCTGATTCGTGTACGTAAATTTAATGTACAACTCATAGTAATCCATGGTGGCAACACCAACCAAGTCGTATACGTTATGATCCTTGCCCTTACGATTAATTATTCGGTCACGCACTTGACGAAACGGAGACAATCGCTTTGCAGTCTTTTGGTCTATGATCTTGGCAATGCGACCATAGAGATACGGAATATCAAAGAACCGAATGTTCCAGCCAGTCACAATGTCAGGATAATTCTGTTCCCAGTACTCCACAAAACTTTCAAGCATGTCTTGCTCGTCCCCAAACACATGACATTCCACATCAGGAATACTGAAGTCGTGAATGGCAAACGAATGACGAACACCGTCCATCTCCACGGTAATGGCACTCACTCGCTCATTGTATTCGGTTAGAGAAGGAAATCCGTCTTCACATTCCGTTTCAATGTCTAGAAATGCAACACGCAGGTCTGCATAATTATAAGGAATTTCTCCAGAGTATCGTTCCGCAATATACTGGGCAACATAATCTTCGTTGCCGTATATCTGAAAGTTCTCAACATTTTCGTATGTGGTAAACATCTCTCTACAGTCAGACACATCTCCAGGTTTATACGCTTCAAGCGGAATTCCTTCTAGTGTATGCCACTCTACGTCACGCTTCAGGGAAGGTGTGAATAGTGTAGGCTGGAATCGAATAGTTCTTGTGCTTCGCTTTCCGTTACAGTAATAGATTTCTTTAATGTCGTTTCCGACAAGATGAACTGAGGTATAGAATTCACTCATTTATAAATGGTGGTTGGAAGGCGTACATCTCCGAACATAGTGGCATTATCATTAATACTTTTTTCAATTTCCATTTGATATTCTCGGTTAAATTTCTTTACTGCTTCGTTTAATAATTCTTGAGGCACTAATTGTGTGGAATTATACTCTGCATTTGATTTATTTGTCTTGTCTTGCAGGTAGGCATAGAACAGAACCATGTAATTAATCACATCAATAATTGTATCTTCAAATGATTCATTTTCCACTGCAAGTTTACCGCTTTCTGCAAAAGAAGAAAGACGACTCAATTTATCTGTGATTCGCACCAACATTCCAAGTTCTGTTGAGCAGATACCCATAGACTCGACACGAGTAAAGTTTGCGAAGGGTTCTGTGCCTCCACGACCAGCATAGTCACGATTTTTCTTGTCCATCAGTTCACGAGCACGGCGAGTAAGGTTTTCATGGATATTGAGTAGATCTTCACGATTCATAGTATTTTCCTTTGGTTGGTTTAATGTCTAGCAAACACTAAATCAAATATACCCTAGGAAAAGGCAAAGTCAAGTAAAAATTATTGAGAATTTGACCAAGTTTCACCGTCATCAGCAGCGGTTTCAAACAGTGTTAAATCCACACCTGATGCTTGAATATGTGGCATCGCAAGCATGATGCGAATATGTCCAGTTTGTCGCCCCATAATAGCAATAGGCGATTCGGGATTGATAATATTCACAGGATAGTTTCCTGCAATAATGATCCGAATCAGATCCGACACATCCTGCAATCCTTGAATGTGTTCTGCTGTATCTTCTGGTGTATATTCTGTACTCATAATATTATGTATTTAGTAAGACGGATACCATTTTGTGGTAGTTGCATCATAAGTCATAATCAAAGCCTTGCTGACAACTGCTGTGCTTGCCAGAGCAATATTTCCAGCGGCTGTTGTTGTGAATAGACCAGTTGGTATCAGTGTGATTTGACCGCCAGTGGTTGCGATTGTAGACGGAGCCGTAATTGTGGCTACGGCTGCGGTTCCACTAATAAACACAATTGAAGTTGTTGGAGCAATCGTTGCTGCGCTTGCAATGGTTGGTGCAACCTGACCAGTTGACGCAACTCCAAAGATGCGATTGCCGAGTGTGGTACTGGTTCCAATAACGGTTGTGTTGGAACCAAGACCTAGAGCGTCAATGCTTCCGATTACAACTTCCTTAGTTACGCTGTCTCCGCTTGCTCTTGATTGGTAACCAATATAGATATTGCTGTCTCCAGAAAGAGTGTGATCAACATTGGACGCAGTTTTATATCTTCCAGCACTATGACCAATTCCTGTATTTTGTGCGCCATTTGTGATGTTTCGTAGTGCAGCAGTTCCAACCCCAGTATTACTATTTGTTGATGTAATTGCATATAAACTTTCTAGTCCACACGCTGTATTTTGTGAGCCAGATGTTAAACCATACAAGGCATTAATTCCAAATGCCGAATTATAAGTTCCACTAATAACGCTTACCATTGAGTTGTAACCCAACGACGAATTTCCTTGACCAGTTCCAGCAGCATTTCCAAATTGAGATTGGTATCCAACGGCGGTACATGTCAGTGCTGTTGTTGCTCTGTACATTGCACTTGTTCCAATAGCAACATTTCCGTTTCCACTTGTAGACTTGGCTTGTAACGCATCTTTTCCAATGGCAACATTGTCGCTGACCGTAGTAGCTACCTTTAAAGCATTTGTACCAAACGCAAAGTTGTTGGAGCCTGTCGTGATTGCGCTGGCAGCATCTGATCCGATTGCCGCATTGTTGATGCCTGTGGTGAGTGCATCAAGCGTAAACTTTCCAATAGAAATATTATTATCTCCCTTGTTTAACAAGAGAGCATTATGTCCAACTGCAATACAATCAGAAGTTGTGACACCTGCACCTAATGCATCTGTTCCGATAGCAATATTTCGTGAGCCTATGGTGACTGCATCACCTGCCGCAGATCCCAGAAAAATATTGTTTGCTCCAGTTGTTCCTGCCGTTCCAGCACCTGCACCAAGCACCGTGTTTGTTGCCACACTGCCTCCACCACGACCAACACGAACACCATTGATGGCTATATCCGCAGCAAATGTTGCGCCACCTGCTGCATTAAATAATATATTATTTGCACTAGTGTCTGTGTTCGCAACAGTAAAAACTATCGGTGCAGCTCCAAGACCGTCCCATTCCAACACTGCGCCACCACTGCTTACCGTGACTGTGCTTCCAAACGTTCCTGTTCCTGAGATGTTTACTAAACTGTTGAGGTTTATTGCAGCAGCAGCAGAAATTGTTACTGCTTCATTAGTATCATCTACAATTATGTAAGTTCCACTACTATCTGTAGTCCAATCTCCAATATTGGTGATGGATCCTCCGCCGCCGCCGCCAGCATTTGCATTTATATAAAGAGTTCCTGCACTTCCAGCACCAGCAAGAGGCACAACGCTATCTGTGAGAACGCCTGCACTTGCAGTCAACTGTTTACTGAATGCACCTGTTGTGCCAGAGAAGTTACCGCTGAATGTGACACCACCTG